ATTTAATAATTCATCTATAGTATAGTAGAAATATCTTTCTGCAGAGTTTGTTGGAGGTCCAAATATATTGTTTAGCTCTTGCTTAGTTGTAATTCTAAGAACTTCGTCAAGCGGTCCTTGTTGTGCAAAACCGGTAACATATACATTAGTTCCGACATTTAAAGGAGCTGTAAGTGAAAGATCTGATTCTCTAATTTCTACTCCTGGAGAGTTAATCGTACGTTGTGCCATAAAATTATTTATCTAATTCATGACAATTATATTCAAAAATCCATAACTTCAGTATGTAATTGTGAATAAACAAAGGTGAAACCAGATGTGATTTCGTCAGCTGTTTGATAGTTATAGTCTATTTTATCAACAGTGGTAGGAAATGCCTTTGTATAGGTAAATTTTATTCTATTATTATTAAATTCATCTTTACCATAAATGGTTAAATTTGCCTGATAATCTTTAAAATTTTCATCAGGATCAGCAGCGTTTATTTCTCGGGCATTATATGTACCGGTATATTGGTCGTGCAGTAAGTTAAGCCATTGATATATTACCCAGTAGTTTTTATATTCATTATCAACATTAAACTGAACACTTACCGGTGGGTAGGGGTTCTTACTATGTGACGTTACATACAATGTGCTTCCTGCGTATCTTGTTTCTGTAGCCGGTACTGTAAT